ATCACGGGTATAGTCAACAACAACGGTCTGGTTGGTCATGGTGTTAGTCCTGTTCTAGTGCTTGCGTAATGGTTGGAAATTCTTGTTGGAGGATTGTCCAACAGGCTTCTGCAATTTCTTGATGTTCTAGTTGTGTTCCATTTTTTCGTCGCAAGTCGCAATAATGAATCCAGCTTCGAATGGTCCCAGCCATATAGAGTCGGCTCATCGTGCAACCTTCCGGCAGAACTGCTCGCGCTTGTTCTTTCGCAATTCCGTTTCTAACTGCCCACGCATAGATTGTTTGGGCTTTTAGAATTATATCTTGTTGTCGCACCTCCCATTCTTGTTTGAGTGTATTATCGGTAGTAATCAAACTATTTTGACGATTCTTCATATCTTGAAGCCGTGCGTCCTTCGTAATAAACTTCAAATCTTTTGTTGGATCAGCATAGCGTTGAGAAAATTCCTGAAATGAAAATGATCGATGCCGCAAGATTTGTCGAGCAATATCACGAGTGGTATTAATCTCCAGCGTTAAACTCACCATTTCAAGTGGACTCCAATGTTTGTTCTTGAGAAGATACCGAATCAATTTGGGTCCGGTGTCCATGTTTGATTGATTAGCAGGATTAGACACGCGAGCACAATATGCAATCAAGTCCTCAGCAGTCTTGACGCCATCAATTTTAGGAGTTGAGACGGCTACAAGTTTGACGAGGTGTTCTGTGGTCATTTTACACTTTTTTCCAAAACGCGAGTTTTGTTTTCGCGGTAAGTCCTGATGCGGAGTCACGATAAATTGCCTGTGTTAATTCTTCACTGGTGTGCCCATTTAAAATCATTTCGTTAATGTCTTTTCCACGAATTGTCTCAGACCAGAACATCACTCGATATCCTCCGTAAATGGCTTTGCGCATCATTTCTACAATTTCTTTATTGCGTCGTTCATTATCAAAGACCAAATATACATCCGAATGATTGACCTGTGCCGCAACTGTCATCAAATTCACATCCCCCGACGCGACGGCATTTTCAAAGAACAAACTATCCAATGGACCTTCTGTGATGATCAGAGGTTGATCGGATTTGATTCGTTCAAGCCCATATACCAACTTTTCTGTGCCATCTGTAAGACGAATCGTGACATAGCGTAACTCAGCAGCGGCAGCAAGAGCGCGACCAGACATCGCTGCCAGGGACCCATATGTATCATAAAAAGGAATTAGTAATCGGGCATCAGCGCGAACTTTCTTCAATTCGTCAGGAGCTAAGTGACGAATTACTGTTTCATAGTTATCGGTATAATGAAGCAATGACCATCGGGACACCGGAATCTGTCGGCGCATCAAGTACAACCGACAATGATGTTGATCAGGAAGATAATCGCATCGTTCAGCACCTTCAATTGTAGTCTGTTTGACTACATCAAATCGGACCGCAGGAATACTTTGTACTCGCGTCTGCTGAATCTTCTTTTGATGCTGGTGTGAATCACTGTATGATTCAAGCAGATACTCCTTATATAGTAAAGAATCGAATTGTTTAAGAATCGTTCGAATCTGATGCGTTCTGGCGCAATTGTGACATTTATAGATGATCCGATCCTTCTCGCGAAAGAAGTACCCACGCATCTTGGTTTTCTTTTTTTGTGAATCGCCACAAAGAAAACATCGACAGTTCCATAAATATTCAGACTTACGATGAAAGCCTTCTAGACGTACCGAGATCAGCTGCAAATATTTAATATCGATGAATAAGGACATTGACTCATTATATATTATTCACAACTAAATGACAAATTATTTCAGTAGATTTTCAATTATAGGAACTTGTATTTTTGCAGTGTAATATCCAATAAAGAAAATTAGAACCAGAATTGCCCAAATGACCTTACTGATTCTTCCAAGATCAAAGATTGAGAAAAATGATTCATTTTGTTTTTCACACTTATCAGCTGTATTGCGTGCATTGATATAGTCCAGAATTTTTTGTTCTTTTCGTTCAATCATATCTTCAATATCGCGGACAACGGTGGCGATCCGCGCATACAAATCCTTAATATCCTGTTGAAAAGAAGTTTGAAATCGTTCATGCTGCTCATGTTTTTCCTCATGAAGAGCAATCATGCGCAGCAAATTGACATTGACTTCTTGGATTTTTTCAATAGACTGAGATAACCGATCAAACAACATCATAGTCTGTTGAATGTCTCGTGTCAATAAACCAGATTCCAACTTCAACTGTGAAACGTCTTCTTGTAAATCAGACATGGAATTCCTTATTTCTTTCCATACCGAAGATAACACATGGCGCCCGTTCGCTCATCCTGAATCACGATAGGACGGCTGTAGTCTTCATGAGCATATGCACGAATGGCTTGCCCAATCTCATCATCACCAACATAATTCTCGTAGCGAGTATATTTCTTTTTACCCAATCGTGCTTTATGAAACCAGTCAGCATTGACTTCAAAGACTTCAGCGCCAGCGAACTTTTTCCGACGCACTATACTTCTCGGTGGTGCACCAGGTTCTCCCTGCGCCCCCACACCGATTCCTGCAATATCACCGCTTCCTGCTGACATCGTTGGAGCATCTTCAGTTTGCATAGATGGTGAATTTTTTTGTTGTTGGTTCATAGTATGTTCCGTTATATTTTTCTTAAAGAATTAATAACATGCTCATTCATGGGAATGAGCGATGTAATGATGTCGCCATCTCGTATTCCTCGAACAATCTTTGGTAAAACATTCAATAAAATTAAAAACGGTTTTAACACTGAATATTCTGATGACCGAATAAAGTAAAACAATAATCGCGTTGAAGGTTCTACACCAAACACATTATAAATTGCAACTAAATGATTTAAAATTAATCGCTCTCGTAATTCTCCCGTCTTTTGATATCGACGAAACAAGCGACCCAGATAACTGAATCGCTTGAAATCGTCTCTAAATTCGCTCTTGATACAGTTGGGGCGCTCATACGCCTTGACTGCATAGAGCATTACATTTTCATCTGTCAACATCTCAAACATTTGTTAAGTGTCGAGCGGCTCACCCTCATCATCTTCTGCAGAAAATAAAAAATCATTCAGGGTTGGCTCGTCCATAATTTCCGCATAAAAATCATACAATCCATTATCATTTTGAACATATGCGAGATACAAAAACAATTGCTTAGAGCCATTAATTAAGTATATATGTTCATCCTCCATGGGGTCTAATGAATGGGCAAATACAGGCAAAATTAATTTATAATTTGACATCAATTGATGCACACGCCCGTATCCAATCGCAGGACTTAAAATTGGCATTTCAAATGCATCAGAAAACTGATCGTTCAATGCATTGTGCCAATTATCCCCCAAGGTCTGATCCATGGGTCCTGCTAAACCCACGGTAACTATATCTTCTTCATCAATGGCAAATTGTTTAAATGAAATTGCCATAATAGATTCTCCTACATGTTATACATATTATGTTATTGACCCCATGGCAACGATTGTTTCAACATGAGTACGTCCAGCACGGCCACCCGTGCCTGTTCTCTTAAGTACCCATCCCGCATGACCACCCTTCACCGTTCCCGCTGTATTTTGTTCCGTAGCAGTCACACCAAACACGCCATCCGTTGAGCCTGTAAAAAATACATTTGCTGTCGTGTTCTCAAAGGCTAAATCCATATTAGCCTGAGTCTGGGCGACTCTAAGTTGTGAAAGCACAAGCTTTGGTGCGCTTGTATTTGCGTCAGTTGATTTCCATAGAGACATTGTATTACTCCTTGTAAAAAGTTAATAAATCCCGTGCTTCTTTAATTGATCTAGTGTATGACTCACACTCTGATGATAAATAGTTTTACCCCCAGCCCGTTCAAACTCAATAATGTTATCTTTAAAATCATCAATTAACAAATTCGAACCTGCTTCCGATTGTGCATAATATTTCTTCTCTGATCGTTTCACAATATGAACTCGATTCAACGAAACTCCTAGATTCTTTTTGACCCACATCATTTTACCAATTCGTGAATACTTTACTCCCGCTTCGCGATCCCAGGAGGCTTCTGCGGACAAGATTTGTGCGTCATATTTAGTAATTACACGCCATAACCGCATCGCATCAGGCATCATCGGTAGATTGCTCCAAAATATCTCTTTCAACTTCAGAATTCTTTCCTGATCTTCTTTCTTCACCGAATCTAACACCGAAGACATAAAACGATGCCCGACAGCGAGTTCAGCCCCACGCTCGAAATTGACCAACACCCCATCCATATCACAGTAAATAATCATGGTGTTATTGTAAGAATAGGACGATACTCTGGATCTTTCTCAAATTCTGTTTTACCATTTAATTTTGTCTTTTGCTTCTCCTGTGCAGACTTGATGGTATCTTTAAGAATTTTATTTTTGCGATTCTCTTTGGGGACATCTTTATTTTCTTGTTCAACTTCTTCATGCATTTTGTATCCTTGTTTTTTCAAACCGGCTACAACATCTTCATGTGATTTTTTATGTGTTTCTTTCTTTTTTGATTTTGTATGTTCAACTTCATAGTTATAACCACCCTCACCACCTTTATGCCAGATATATGCTTTACCGTGTTCTGGATGGCGCATGATATTAACAAGTTTTACTTCATCAATCTGTTCTGCTTCTTCTGTACGGACTTCAGACACTGTATGTGGAGTTAAATCTTCTGGATGAGCAGTTGCTGCTCCCAGTCGATATCGATTTTTACTTGGATGTATATTCTTAGGTTGAATATTTACATGACCTGAATTGTGAACGTGAATCACCGCATGGGGATGCCCCTTATGCGGTCCAATCTTTGGAACAACTAAATCTCCAACTTTATATTTGTGCGTCATAAAATTAATCTTTCTTGGCTATTTTAGTGGCTGTTGCGTACATAACTTCTTTCGCACGCTCACCATAGTGTTCCTTGAACCCAGGCAGTTTCTTCTTCATACTCATCACTACTTCTTCTTTCTTCTTTTTCTCAGCAGATGTCAATTCACGTTCCTCCATTTTGTGACCACCGCGCAACGCAGTCAAATCGTGCTGATCAATCTTGTGTGGATTACCCGCAACTTTCGCGACGTTTTTCTGCTTTGGTGTCATCTCAGTTTCTTGCATCAGTTCAGTTGCTTCTTTTCGCAACGTCTTGATCGTTTTCCACACACCCCGACTCTTCTCTGTTTCGTCTTCGCGAATGTGTGCGCCAGCTCTGGTTTTGTAAGCCTTGTTTGCATGTGTGTCCCTTAGTCTTTCGTATTTGGACTCTGGGTCCTGCTCGTAAGGACGAGGCGCATCATGTCTGGCTTTGATTTTGGCCTTTAAAGTCTCGATATTTGCCCTCGATACCATACCTTTTCTTTTGCCCGATTCAATGTCTGATCTATAGCGTTTGCCTCTAATAAAGGACGCACCGCCTATAGAGCCTTGAGGCCGTTGACTCAAATCGCCGTATTTTGGAGGTGTATCTGATACAGCTCTCATTCTACCACTTGAGGGACGACCGTGCCACCACTCGTCCTCAGCACCACTTATTTTCTGTGCCACACCAGTTTTTGTTTTATAATTATATGGATAATTCCGCCATTTCGCTCGTTCTGTAATCGTTTCAACTGTGACGCCATTGATCGCATCAGCATCAAACATTTCTATTTCTTCATTCTTTACTGCTTGAACTGCTGGCTTCGCAACTTCAGCCTTCTTGCCCTTGCCTTCTGCCTTCTCTTGCGCTGCCTTAACTTCTTGTGTGAACTGCTCACTGTCGGGCTCTTCTGATACAGTTTTCATTCTACCAGTTGAGGGGCTACCGTGGTGCTGCTCTTCCTCACCACCACTTATTTTCCTTGCTGCTCCAGAAATTCCAGAACGAGCGAGTCTTGCTGCTCCAGAAATTCCAGAACCAACGAGTCTTGCTACTCCAGCGAGTCCAGCGATTTCAGTCAGCTGATCTAGCTGCGCAGTAGTCCGATGTTCCATCAATTTCTTATAATCAAACTTTCCATTCGTCTTAAATTGTTCTGCGAATCGTGCCATAAATAACTCCTTCTATTAGAGAATTTCAGTTAACAATACTAATAATTGCTTTGCGAGTCGGTCTTCCTTTTTTTCTTTCGCAAAAAAATTGTTCGTTTAACTGGTGCGGACGCTTGCCCATCTAACTTGAAATTAATCTCATCTTTCCCAGGACCAAATAAAGGTGGCGTTGTTTCATCATATCCAAACGACGTTTCGCGAATAGACTTTTTAATTTCTGATAACGATTTTGGCTTCACAGATTTAGTTTCCATCAGTTGTGTGTAATAGTCGGGACGCTCCTTTAGATGGTCCAGCGCAATCTGCATGGCGAGAGTGTCATTCTGCGCGTGTTCACATTCCATTTCAATTCCCATTTCTAACTGCGCAACAATCGTTGATGGTGAAACACCATGCGCTTTCGCGAGTCTATCCACATCACTTTCGCTAGTTTCCTCAGTAATATAGAATTCGCGCAATGGTTTGGTGTTGCGTGAATTCATTCCAGGCGCGGGCATTCCTGGCGCTGCGGGCATCTTAATATCATGTGTGACTGGAACAAGTTTACCTTGTTTTGTTATATGTGTGATTTTCCCCATCTTTCCATAGCGACCAAATCCATAATATTGAAGACCCAGTGCATGTGCGGCTTTGCCCACTTCTGAATGTTTGACAGTTTCCCCCCCTGTCAACACTCCCATTCCAAATTGATGTTGAGTGTGCGCGTGTTGGACCTTTTTTTCCAGTGACGCATCAATCCAAGCTTGCGCTTTGGGATCTTCAGCCCCCTGTTCAGTAAACTTCTTGATGGTTTTCCAAATATTTTCAAGTTCTTTCGTTTTCTGTTTGCGAATGGTCGAATCTAAATTAGAATTTGCTCGTAGATCATCAGAATTATCAAAATTTATAAAATTGTCTCCAAACTCTTTTTCAAATTCAGATTTAAATTTTTGTGAGGTTGCCCACTTTTCTTTACGAATTTCTTCAGGCACAGTACGTCCGCCGCGCTCACCGCGTTCAACATTTCGTTGTTTAGAGATATTATCAGCGGTATTCACAAAAATCATCAGAGTTGAGTACCCCAAATCTTCTAAGTTCTTTTTGATACGCAGTGTCTTCTCTGGGTTATCAGCGGTTCCATTAATAATTAATCCATTACGACCATCTAACGCCAATTGTTGTCGCACATCCGTTATCGACTTGGCGCGTTTCCGCACTCCTTCATGTTTCTCTCGTTCTGCGTCGGGCATTTTCTTATTCAGGTGTTCTTTATCCATCAAAAATTCAAAGGCTTTGTCAGAGTTGATTTCAGTAAGACCGTGCCCATCCAGCGTTTTCTTGAGAACAAAATCTTTGCCTGATCCAGGACCACCGACAAGAAATACCGCTTTAAAGATCGCGGCATCATGAACACCCTCTGTTAATTCGGCTGATTCTTTTAAACTCATACCTTGACGAACGTCATGATAGAGTTCTTTGGTATGAGCATCCGAGAGATGTCGCGGAACGCCTTTTCGAAATTCTTTGAAGTTGCCCGATTGAGCATATTCGCGCATCTTGGACGCACTTACGCCCTCTACACCTTCCGCATCGGGATCGCGTTTTCCAGCAGAGACGATTTTGATAGACTTAAATTTGTACTCTTTGCCATTATATTTGTTAAGCAATTGCTTAAAGTCGTGCGTTCGGTCACTACCTGCCACGAAGATTAGATGCTTATGCCCTGCCTTATTCAAGCGTTTGGCGTGGTGAATCAACGTTGGAGCATCAGCGGATGCTACAGTAATTGTAATATCAGGAAAATATCGCTTGAGATGTTTTAGTTTTTGTTTGGGAGATAGCGGATTATTTTTAGCATCTTGTGTCGAGGAGACAACAAGTTCTTTATAATGCCCATCACCCGCCGCGTGAATTGCATCCACCAATTTGACATGACCAATCGTTGGAGGATTTAGACGACCAAATGCCATAACAGCAGTGGTTTCTTTATCTTCCAAAAGAAGATGTGGAGAATTGTCAGAAGTGTTAGTATTAGAAGAAAAGACCGAATTCGTTGACATTCTTCGCCTCTACAGCAAATAGTCTATTCTTATTTAGTCTTTTTGTGATTTGCGACAGCAAGAATATCGTCGACGGTGTTACCTATTAGGTGCGTAGACCGCACATACTGATACCCCGCCAGGAGCTGTTCGCAATTGACGGTATAAGACTTCAAAATGCCTTCTAATTCCGACTCAGTTTCATAGACAGTGCCATATGGCTGAAGCACACGCGCTCCAGCGATGTTTCGTGCTATCCAAGGTGTCTGATTCAAGAGACATTCTAGGAGTACCAATCCGAATCCTTCTTCGCTAGAATTCATAATGTAGACATTAGCATCGGCAATCGCATTGGCAACGTCCTGTTCATCCTCAAGCATCAGTGGGCGAACACAAGAAGAGGGAGTCGGCATGAGATTCATAGAATTATCATATCCTGTGGTGACCAATAGTGCGTTGTCGAGTTGGGCTCGTTCAAATGTCTGTGCTAACTCGCGCATGCGTTTGTGTGCCCAGTATCCTCCACACGACACAAAAAGACGCACTGTCGGAGAAATGTCATATTTTGCGCGAAATGCGCCACGTATACCAGTGCGCCGCTGTGAATCAATTCCATGACGCACCGTGAATGATCGAGCCAGCACGTCATAATGTTTCGCATGATCCCAATCTTCTCGCGTAGAACAGCCAATCGCTGCAGCATAATTCATAGCCAGCTGGCAGACTTGACTATTAGAAGGCTTGATAATCAAATATAAGACAGGAGAAGTCAAACGAGGAATTGCGGACAAAACAGCATTTTGAATATAGACATCTCCTCCATGTACAACAATTAAATCAAAGGGATCATCAAAAATAATTCCATCAGACGTAACTCGAACGCCATTCAAATCACCGCCATGTTTTCCTGTAAATACTGTAACATCGTGCCCACGTCGTACACACTCTTCTGCCATCCACTGAACATAATACTCTGAGCCGCCAGGAAACGGCGCATATCGGTGAACCACAAAACAGAGTTTCATCGTTTCTCCGTTCTCAACCACAACCACTGAGGATGCTCATCCTTACACGGCTCAGTCAACACAATATCAGTATGATGAAATCCCGCACGTTCTACATCCGCTGTCAAGACAGACAAATCTTCCACTCGCACATCTTTGTCCACGAATTCTTTTTCATTTGTATATGAATCGGTGAAATAATCCACGGAACGAGGATGTCCTGAACCATATCCCGTTTGAAAACAAAAATATCCGCCAGGTGTCAAAATTCGCTGAACTTCGCGATACAGATTCAAACGCACCGATCGCGAAGTAATATGTTGATGAGAAATCACCATAAACACTATATCGTAACTCGCATTTCCAATCATTGGCAAAGACTTGCCGTCCATAGCCCAAAGATTAGGAATAGGCACTCGTGCATCTGAAAGATTGATACGTGCTTTATTCAAGGTATCAGGAGCAATATCTACTCCATCAATTCGTTTGAACCAATTATGAAACAGAATCATATTGCGCCCAGGACCACATCCGATCTCTAGTACCAGTTTCTCTTTCATGTTCTCAATGCCACGAAAAAGATGACTTTTATAATAAGGAAACTTGTTGTGAAAATCATACCAACCCACTACGGGATTTTTATTCTCAAGTGACCATCCCTGAGAAATTTGATTCCAGAAATCAGATTGTCGCTGTAAGAATGTCTGTTCACTCAGCTGTGCCATGTTACCCTCCGTTCAAATACTTGGTGGTGAACCAAGGATACCAATCAATTTCAGGAAATTGTGGCGGAGCGGTATATTGAATCATACTTCCTATACCATTGATCCCATTTCCCGGCGTTGCCCATTTGGCTTTGAAGTGTGACTGAGATTGTTGCAGGGCAGTATTCCGATGTTGCAGTTTTCCCTCAGTTTCTTCGTGTTGATTGACATAAGTTGAATCGCAGGCTTTTGCATGCACATCTGTTGGAATCAGCCGCGCTATTCCAATATCGTTATGTGTAAATCCCCAATCATGACTATCAATGATAGAAAGGCGATCGCGATCATTGAGCAACCATACCCGCTTGAGAAAATCTGCATCGCCACAGTAACACCCTAGATATCGTTCATCAAACCAGCCCGTGCGTTGAAGAATCGTCTTGGTCAGATAAAAGAACTGATCTCCTGCAGGACCCCAAATAAAATCATACTTAGATTGTTGCTCTTCTATGAGCGCACGAAACGCAGAAGGATTTGTAATACAGGTATCATCTTGAATACAAATCAACCGATCTTCTGTTTTAAAATCCTTGAGAAAGATGTTATTCCATGATCGAGCGCAATATGAGTTAGATTCAGAATCGGAGAGTGTGTTGTAAAAAATATGAAGTCGACCGTCTTTCCATAAGAGATGATTGTCTTCGGACAATTCAATCTTCGGATGATTTGAAAAGATGTGGATTTCAGCCCAATCCTTAAACGCATTAATTTGACGATTGAGGGCCCGAGGACGATTGAATGTCAAAATCCAGACATGCATTGCGACTCCATTTATTTGTGGTGCTGAAGAAATACCTGTAAATCTTCAGGCGTACCCAGCCCCCACATTTCTTGAACCGATTTCACCCGCACACGCTTCCCCGCTTCAATGGCTTGATTGAACACGGGGCACACATAAAACTCATTATTAAAGCGAATGTTTTTCTCAATCATCTGTTCGGCGCATGTCACATAATCAGACCCTTTGCGCCAGTAGTAAATTCCTACGGTGGCAATATTAGAAATGGGCCGTTTTTCCGCCACTTCTTTGACGAATCCGTGATCATCTAATGCCGCATAGGACCACTTCGGATGCGTAGCCGTGAATGTGAGAATGCCGCCGTCCACGCCATCCGCCGTAAACGCATACAAACATTCATTGGAATTCCACTTGACATATTGATCGGAATTGGCAATCACCAAAGGATTATCAGTATTGATAAACTCTTTGGCTAAGAGCGTGGTACAAGCTGCACCTTGCGTTATACCGTCAACTTGTACAATCGTCACTTTATCCGATAACAGATTTAGCAGATACTTCAGATTGTATTTTTCATAGTGTTCTTTCTGCACTAAGAAAATATAGTTGGCATCAATGTTCAGATTTTCTACTACGAGCTGAATCATAGGTTTGCCGTTCACTTCAATGAGTGGCTTGGGAAATGTATATCCCGCCGCCGCAAATCGTGATCCTGCTCCTGCCATAGGAATCAAGACATTCATTTTCTTGTCTCGCCATGGCACAGGCTTCGTGCGATCTTGCCCCTCAAATTCATCAATCCATGCCATGAACTGATTCTCTTGTAAATCTGCGACATTCTCAACAGGATATAAATGAGCCCCAGAATCAAGCGCACCCTGTCGTCCAATATGACTATCTTCAATAATTACCGTGTGCTTGGGCAACGCTCCCGTCTCTGTCATACATCGCCAGTACATTTCTGGAAAGGGCTTGGGGCGCGTAACTTCTTCATTACTGACAATATAATCTACATGCGGCAAAAGTTGAATGGCATCTAATGCGGTAACAATAGTTTTTTGAATAGCATTACTTGCTACAGCAATTTTCCATCCCCTCTGGCGCAATGCTTCTGCGATATTAATTGCGGTTTTATTAATTCCCAGTTGTGCTAGTAATTGTATCGTGAATTCTTGTTTTGATTTCCATATGACATCAAATAATTCACGGGACAATCCTCGCGTCTCTGCTAAAATTTCTAGTTTCTTTGTTGTGGGCAGCCCATCAAAAACACTCAAATGATCTTCCCGACTAATCACATACTTTTGATCAAAGACACCCAGAGCATGATTGAGGGCTTCAAAGTGCGCGTCGCGAGAATCTATAAGCACTCCATCAAGATCAAAAATGAGCAGTTTTTGCGGCATCGCGATGTACCTTATTGTGGCGGACAATAGCATGTCCATTACAGACAATTTTACATTTGTTGCGAACTCTGAGGGACCACTCAATATCTTCAGCTGATCCCCATAGCATTGACTCATTGAGAGGATATGTCAGCGCGATATTCTTTTTGAGTAAATAATAGCCTCCCGAAATATACATGTACTTCGTCAAACCCCATTCAGCATAGTCAACAGGAGTGTATCGTGGAATCGTGGGATGATCCCACATCACCCAATCTGTGAAATGTCGCGCGCCCGTGATCAGTTGTTGCTGATTGGAACAAATGTCCCAGTCACTACCAAAAAGCAGGAATTCATTATACCACTCATTATCAAACACATAATAATCATGCATCAGAACAATAATATCATATATTGCTTGTTGACAGAGAATATTCTTTTTTCGTGTAATCCATCCGGGCTTGAGAGATTCATCAAATGAAATACACCGCACATCACCATTGCGCCCGTTTCTTCCAGGACCAATAATGAGAATTTCATAATACGGAATATGAAGTCTACGAATAGATTCAACAATCTTATCTAAACGTCCATCATCCGCATAATCAGTGGTGATGGCAAAAGTCATGTTCATAGATTAATAACATGTGCTGAGTGAAGGTTTGGGATGACCCAGAGCCTTTGCCATTTCAGCTTCGTTTCGATCATGCCGATTCGTTGTTTTTTGATTTTCTTTAAATTGTCTAATTTTGCCACCGCAACTAAGATACTCATTCACAATCTCATTAAGTTCGGCTCTTGTCATTTCTTTTTCACTTTTCATTGATATGTCTCCTCAATTAATGTTTTCCATTCGGGGACTCGATCATACTGATGAACCAAATAAAAGGGTGTACCATGTTCAGTGCAAATCATTCCATCTTGAAGAATTGGTTGCCCCTCCAGAAGATGCGACTGAAACTCTAGAAGTTTATTGGGGTCTTTCGTCGTGCCTAATTGTGCAGCCCACGCATCATTTGCTACCGTAAATCGAGTGATATCTCGATACGCAGCGGTATGAATTAGAATGTTGACAGCCGCTTGATCTGGACCACCCCCACCAGGCACATGCATCGGTGCACCCAGACAAGAGAGATAAACACTCAAAAAGAAGTCTAAAATATATGAAAATCGTCCAGAGAGTGTTCCCGCATTGTAGATGTAATTGTCTTTGTGACAATCATAGAGTAAAGAACCAAATGATCTATACAGATTGTTTCGCCCCCATGGTTCATCGCGATAGCGAATGGATTCACATGCAACGTTAATCTTATATGGATCAATAAGATTCTGTTCTAACCATTCAGAAGGATTGCGCTGAAACACGACATCCTTCACATCCGTGGCAATCACATAACGATAATCTGTTTTGTTTTCGAGCTTATTGAGAAAATACCACATGTGCAAGAATCGCTCTCGCACAACATTGAAATCACCGTTATATGTTAAATCTTTGGTGTCTGGGTTTTGATGGAATGCCAGAATCATGTAGCCACGCTCAGACAATTCCTTCACAACATCCAGTTTAATATTGTAACACAGTAACGCTTTCGCGCCAGTGAATCCACAGCGATCTAGCGAATTGACCCACGTTTTGATTTGTGGGAAAGAATAATCTGTGATAGCACCAATCACAAGATCCATAATAACCTCATTATCTTCTATGAATATTTAGTTAAACTTTCTATGCTCTAGTGAGTGTTAGAATCTTTTTAATTTGATCCTCTAACAATGCCTTTCTATTCGGCCAATAGATATAGGCTTTGTCTGATGTTTTTAACATCTTGACCAAGAACGGCATCACCATCTTTTCGACTTGTTGAAGACGTTCCTTGAGTTCCTCTACAGTGTCAGCTGAATCTGAAATTGCTTTATTATATTCTTCCTCAGATACAGCTGAAAATCCAAATGCGTCATCGTCGTATTCTTTGATAATTTGTGATAAATCTATTGCCATGAAAAACCTCTTTCAGTTTTGATTTCTTCTGTGAGTTTCATTTATCCCAATTTTTCGTCGTTTGAAAATTTGCTCTCGAAAATTCAAGACGATCTACCAATTTAACAGCATTTCCCTTTTTTAAATTCACTGCTACAAATCCCTCTGGTGTAGTTGCTTTGAAGCCGTTATCTGTGCGTAAAAACGTTCCCAAACTTTTTATTTCTTGAATCTTTCTGAGTATAAGCAATTTTGCCTCAACTAGCGAATTCATCAATTGAATTATTGCTACTAATGAAGCATAGTTGGCGCGCAAAAAACTGATCGACTGTGTTTTTTCTTTCGTCCGATTAGTTTTAGTGTCAGCTTTTTTCGCACCCAAAACAGTTTGATTTAATTCAGTTTCATATGTTCGAATAAATTGATTGACAAACAGAGGTGGTTTCTCAATGCTCTGCCCCAAACGAATTTGCGAATTCTGAAACTTCTTTAACGCAGCAACGATCTTTTGTTGAACAAGCAATTGCCCCATAAATCGTGGAGGAATTGTGTGTAACAAACGTCCCGCACCACTCAACACATCGGTAATCTCATTGGTTTCCTGTTGAGTGAAGTTTGCGCTTCCTGTTGCATCCACAAAAGAAGCATCGCGAAACCAGACAGACTTGGTTTGCTTCAGATTTGAAATATCAACATTGAAAGAGGCTTGCATATCACTAATCGTTTTTCCCTGATAGGACGTATGAAAGATAATTCCCAGTTCAGCATCGCGCATTCGTGTCACTAATGAGGAATTAGCAGGAACCGCATATACAATTGTGTTCGGTTGAAATGTGAAATATTTCACACCCTCAATCGTTTCAGGCTTCAGGTCCCCTTTGGTAAAAAGTAAATCACCTTGAAGAATGCCTTTAATCCCAAGTCCTGAAAGATGTCGTAGCGCAACTTTTAACTTGTCATTTAACCCAGGATTTGGGTGATTGGCATCAATATCCGCATCTGTAAAGTTGAGCTTGGATGCTTTTGCAAAGACTGACTTGGTCCCCACAAAGAACTTCTTGGTTTCTGGATCAATGCCGCAGATAATCGCCGGTGCACCATCCCACTTCGTTGTGATGTTCACCTGACGATCTGCATCACCGGAGAGCATATCGCGCAGAGAACGAAGAAAATTAATCGCCTCACGCGCACCAGCGATGCCACGATTAAGAACTTCGTCCTCAATATGCTCAAGGTGAACATTCTTACCCTCTTTGCCCTCGGTTAAAAATTCTGTAAAGTTCATTGTTGCCAGCCCATACCTCTATAAATTTCTTAGAATATTTATACTGTTAAAAATGCCTCTAGGGTACTCTTTTTGTTGAATTCATAGTCAGAACTAGACTTACGAAAGACCCACACCGGCTCAATGAACACCTTTTCCAGTTTTTCTGCGTCAGGTCTTGCCACCATACGCATACCAATCTTCCCAATATAATTGGATTCTGGTAATGCAGCAAAATGGTCTACCATGTCATCACACAGATTCAATCTCCCACCACTCTTTGCTTTCGGTTCAATAATATTGATCATCATAAACCCATTTTGTCGAATTGTCGTCCATACCATCTCTGTCACTTTAAAGAAAAAATCATACTTCCAACGGTCAAATGAGTTATATCTTGACCAAGATTGGTCAGATACCGCATCAGTATCAGACGCATACCGTTCCGTTTCAAAATACGGTGGTGATGTGAAATACAAATCAAATGTATCTGTGTACAACGACCAATTTACATCTTCTGAGGGTTTACGCCAAATCTTGACTGTCTTTTTCCCATGACATTCAAAATAATTTTCTTGCTCAATGAGTTGTGGGGTGTCACCAATAATTTTTTCATATTCTACACATTGTTTTTTGTAGACTTCAAACACATCTGGGTTTGGATCACACCCCACATATAGTTTGGTTTTTGGTGTGCCATAAAACCCAGCCAGCCGATCCCCCCAACCACAAGAGGTATCTAAGATGTTTTCTGCACGATGACGTTCATACAATGCTTTGGCAACTGATGGTTTGAACTGTGTTGCAGTATATGCGCCAATTCTGAATGCTTCTCGAAATACGGCATCATCAATACCACTATCTTCCATAACACCAGCTCTCCAAAAGTGCCAATTCATCTTTGCTAACTTGTCTTCATTAGACCATATTTCCATCGGTGATTCTTCATAAATTGAACCGCACTTCATACGATTTATTTGTTGAAAATAATCGGAAATATCATTGTAATAATGTGACCTATCAATTACACCTAATGGTGTATCTTTATATTTGTAGTCATATCGTTCCGATACAACATCAAAGTCTTTGTATAACGTTTCCATCGATGTGTTATAGAACTCATAAAACAACTCACACATATCTTGTTTGGAAATTATTTTCAATGGAAACTCAGTGCCCACTTTTATTATAAAAGAAGCTAAAGAATCTCTGATGTCATCTTTCTCATACTTACTAATCAGCGCATTCCATTCTTCTTTTGTTAGATTAGGAATTTTTCTTTGATCTTGATGCTGACCAAAATAATCTACTATCTCACTTAATATCATCTTTGCACACCAACGACCTTATTCTTTGTGCGCATGTTTAGTTTAAACATAATGCAGATAAGTGCCAATAATATACTTGGTCTCACTAATGGGTTTGGTCCCCGCATGAGGGAACATCCAGAGCGGCGGAAACATCAATAAAGTACCTTGTAGGGGTTTAACAATTCTCGTTGATCCATCATGAGATAAATCAGGAAACACCGTTTCACCCCCCACATCAACGGTATTCAAGTACCAAAAGCAGACCAAAAATCGTCGGGCGGATGAATGATCACCTACATCCACATGCAATTGAAATTCTTCACCGGTCTGAGGACGATAGCGTTTAAGACGAATCTGTTCAAATCCATATTGTTCTGGAAACTGTCGTAAATTAAGACTGAGATCCTTACAATACTGAGGAATCATATCTATTGTCTTATTCACCAATAAATCATGAATATCCTTCCACGTTGGAACAACACTAATGTTAATCTCCGTGAATGACCGATGCCCCGCTAAGAACACCTGCTGTTGGTGTTCTGAATCACTCTCAAATCGCTCAATAATACGAGCACAAACATCCGACTCCAGTGACTGCGAATACTCACACACAAAATCATTTAATGTTCTCATCATATACTGATGCTCATTTCAGCCATTTAAATTCATAGCGCATTTGAATCGCTATGTATTTCTGAATCAGCCCATTTTGGTCGAGCGGTATGTCCTGTTCATGTAACACAGACAGTTCGTAATTATTCCATCGCAGAGCGAGACCGATTATCCAGTCTAACTCAGTTGGGGTAAACATGTTGCTTTTTGTCCGATCAGTTAACCAGTTGGTGTCGAAAAAAATGATGACTTGGTTTTTATATAGATCAAGATCACCATGTGCAACATAGCGAAAAAGAGCTTGCCCAGTATTGTCGGGACGGGCAAAATGATTTTCATTATAAAACAACCAGCCGTTACCCATGTAAAAGGTTAAGTTCTGATTAGGAAATCGTTGTCGCCACCAATCATATTGATTACTTGGTGTGAAGTTAAAATTGACAAGTACGTCTGCGTAAGTCTGCTTGATGCCTTTCCTGTCCAATGGCACGTCTTGTTCATATTGTACTCGCCAATTCCATTGCCGAGCGGTTCCGGTGAAGGTGAAAATCTTAGTCCATTCGGAAAGCTCGATAAAACCATTCCCACGATCTGAGAAAAAGTTTTGATCTGTATAGAACTGCAGATAGTCGCCAATAAGATCGGTTTCTAGGTGAATCATATACCGCATTCCTATCAGTCCGCTGTTGTCGGGACGTGAGGCAAAGGTTGGGTTGTATGGATACGTCGCAGTTAGTAGATAACCTTTCAACCAAGTGGCACTCTCGTCTAGTTGATCGTTTAGTGTAGGAAGTGGACGGCCGTGTTTTTCCATCGCCTCTAGAGGAGAGGGGCACAACAGCAGCAGAAAAATTATTACCAGCGTTTTCAATAACGGCAAATATTTACTAATAATCATTATACAATCAATGTCGAATATCGATTTGACTTTTTCTGATCTTCCTGCGCATCTTTATTATCTTTTCCTGAATCACTTAACTGTTGTGCTGAGTGTTCCACATCATAGAGTTTCATTTTCGCACGATCTACTCCAACCACAAACCGTTTATTGATGGTGGGATCACCATATCGATTTTTCAACTGTTTGACCATCATTTGATTGAGTTGTTCTAATTCTTCTGTGACAATCAGGGCAAACATAAAATCGGCTGTGGCTGGCAATCCAAACGATTCACTGGTGTCTGTTAAATCTGGATCAGAATTTGCGAATCCGCTTCGTGTGGTTTGTGTTGCACTCATCAACGGAACGGCAAACTCCACTGCTAGTCCACGCAATTCTTCCGCGATACACTTGATGTAGGTATAGGAATTGATCGTGGCACCAGGCTTGACGCGAGATGAGGTGCAAATGTTGATATAGTCCACAAAAATAATATCAGGGCGAAAATTCTTTTTCAATTGTAGTTCATTGATCAACGCACGAAAATGGAGCACCGAGGCTGAGGCGGTTGGATATTCTTTGATAATAAGCTTTCCGTGTGTTCGCGAGCGTAAGGATTGAAACTTGCGTTCATAATCTGCTTTGGAAATCTTCTTTAATGTATTCAAATCCAAATTCAAAAGATTTGCGTCAATTCGTTCTGCAATACGTTCTTCTGCCATCTCTAGCGTGATATACAAGACATTGTATCCCGCCGAAAGACACGCAGAAGTCATATGACACATGACCAAACTTTTTCCAACATTGGTTCCACCCAACGCAACATTTAATGTCTTTTTTGGTAATCCACCTCCAGTAATTCGATTAAAGAAATCAAGATCAAATGGAATACGTTCCTCTTTCTTATGATAAAACTCATATCGTTGATCCGATTGTTCAATATAATCGTGCCCCACGTGTGGATCAAACGACACACCCAGAGCTTTCTTGAGTAACTCAGGAATTTCACCCTTTGCGCGGCGATCTTTCTTGTTCTCAAGAATCGCGACTGATTCTAATACTGCGTTGTAAACTGCTTTGTCCTGACAGAACGATTCGGTTTGAGCAATCAACCAATCACGATTCGTCTCGTCTTGACGATGTTCGTGTAGGGTTGAGAGGAGATCCAAAATGTGTTGAAGCTCATCCTCTCTGAATTGCGTCTGCTCCGTAATGGAGATAATCAAAGCTTCATAAGTAGGTGTAGTTTTGTATTTCTCTAGAAAGTTCGCAATAATCTGAAATAAAACCTTTTCAGACTTTTCAAGAAAATAGTCTTCTTTGAGAAACGGCAAAACTTTTCGCGAGTAAGATTCATCAAACGCTAAGTGGCGCAGAATAATGTGTTCGAGACGAGTCATGCAACTCCTTGTTATCAAGTAAGGAACAGAGAATATCACCCGCTGTCGTATGAAATTCTTGAGTATACCCTATAAATGAGGGGTCTGTCAAGATTTCTGTAGCAAAATGTAATGTCGCAAACCCCTCCGATTCTGTTAGATAGGACCACCGATAGCGATAACACATACCCGAAAACGGTCCAGTAAGCACTTCAATCGATTGCCCAGTTTCATCCTCAGTAATACGATAATCTTTATTCAGAATTTTCTTCGGTGTTGTAGCGTGGGAGAATCGATCCGTAAGCCACTTCATACCGTTTGCGAATATAATTTTCAAATGCTTCATCTTCAAGAATGTCCTTCCAAAATTCTGTTGTTTGTGTGTTTTCAAAACGAACCTTGGATTTTTCACCCCTTTTCTGGTACCACCCAGGAGACGGCTTGGTGACAAATTCACCCTCAATCGCTACTTCCAATAATCCTGAATACTGTTGAATCCCACCCTCAAAAGATACAGTAATTGGAATTTTAGATTTTTCACGGACAAAGCGCGATTTTTCAATATTAATCACAAAATTATATCCAGTGAGTTCTGTGCCATTTTTATCCTGCTGGCGACCGATGACCCAGACAGTATCAGACGAATACATCACACCTGTACCCCCAGAGACAATATCTTTGGGATACAATCCAATCTCTTTATAAGTATGATTGACGATCAACATCGGAATATCTTTAATACGAAGATGTGGCGTTACCATTCGACACAAAGACTTCACGGCTTTGGCGCGAGTCATATCAGCCACACTTTTGCCCTCTAGTGCATCCTCCACTTCTTTCTTAGAAGCAAGATTCCCAAGCGAGTCCACGATAATTATCACTCTGGTTTTTGATTGAATGCCCTCCAGTTGTTTCATAATATCGTGCTTGAGTTGTTCTACATCCGTAATGGGTGTATGAAATACTCGTTCAGTATCTATACCAAACGTCTTGAAGTATCCCTGTGGCGAACCAAATTCAGAATCATAAAACAAAATGACACTATCCTCATACTTCTTTTGATAGGCTGCGCCCATGAGAAGGGCAAAGCACGTTTTAAAGTGTTTTGGAGGACCAGCAAAAACTGTCAGACCAGGTGTCAATCCACCCCCCAACCGTCCAGACAATGCCACGTTTATCATCGGGACATCCGTTTGGATCATATCATGATCGGTGAAAAATTTTGATGTGGATAAGACGGACGCAGCATCAATGGTGGTATTTTTCTTGAATTGATCAAGAAGATTCATACGGTATTCCTCTCAATGAAATGTAACAATATTTGATTTCGGAACTAATATACTTGATTCTACACTCGATGAGGGGGTAAAATCAAATTTTTCTTTGTGTAACAATCCCATATTTACAGCAATCAGTAACAAAATAGCCAGCGGATCAAAAACCACAATAATCATAAGAATAACCACTCGCACCGCTTTGTCGATAAAAGTTGACTCGGCTCGATCATACAGAAGTTCTGCCACATATCGAATAGGTCCAATTTCTGCCATTAGTTTATTTTCGGATTGCTTGAGTGGTAATTTGGCTGTACCAATATTCTCTAGTTGTTTTTGAATGCGTTGAAGTTCACGCGATTCTTGTGGAGTCGGGCCCTCAGGACGCTCTGTCTGTTTCAATACAAAATTCATGCGTTTCTGTAACAGTTGTTCTCGCGCTTCCAACGATTGAATTTGAATCGTCGTAGAGGATGTGACCGAAACTGTTTGAAGATGGGCAGATGATAGAAATCCAAAAATACCCATAGAGGTAATTAACATCAAAATAAGAACAGCACCAGTAAAATAACTTTTCAAGACCCAATGAATCTGTGTCCAATTACGATAGAGCCAAGATGCTGTCACTAGTTTGGCAAGTTCCAGTGTCGATCCCATAATGACAATTGACCAAAATGCACCAGGAAAAATCTGAACCAAACCTAGCACTGAATAATACGCAGCTACACTAGAGAGTAGAATAGCAGTGACAAATAATATCACTAAGAAAATCATGCGAAAAATCCTTCAAGGGATTGTGTTTCTTCTGTTTTCCACCCAATAGCGTCTAAGACAATTTTGAGAGGTTCCACAAATGATTTCTCAAACTGCGTGTCATAGTCAATCATTGTTTCTAGTTTCCACTGTTTGGGCGGCTGTTGAATGAATGAAATCACAGAAGAACGAAATTGATTGGGTTCTTTCAAATACACAAACTTAATCTTTTCGCCCTCTTGAATCGTTTCATATTGCGTTTCCAGATGATCCTGAATCAATTGATGATTATACACCAAGGCACCTTTTACATGAATCGGTGTGCCCTTGGCTTTCAAGAGATCATCATCAGACGCAATCGTGTTGGATATTCGTGTTGCCCTTCTATACTTAGACAATCCATTGACTGAACGAGGAAACGATACTTCTTGTGCTGGAAACGTTTTAAACTCTTGACGAAACGTATTAATAAATTCAATCACCGCAGATTGATTGCCAGAAAAAATCAAATTCAAGATTTCTTTAATTTTTTCACGACAAGCAGATGGCGTCGAAGACTTAATCGCCTCTAAGCCCTGAATCTTCAATTGTGGTTCAGAGAATCGGACACCTTCAAGATCATAGACATTCATCAGATATCGCTTTTTCGCTGTCCAAATGGCTTGATCAGCAATCGCCTCGCGCTTCATCTGCATTTTTTGTGCATACGCATTGACATAAGACGCAAGATTCTGATATGAGCGATCAATTTGTGGTTGAATTTTCTCTTGACAAAACTGATCTAGGGTTGAGACAATTTTATCTTTAGAAATTCCAGGAGTAGACAATTTCTTAACTAGTGGTCCAAGATTCAAATACACCGAATCAGTATCAATCGCAATTACATAATCTACATGCTGCGTCTTGAGCAACTGATTTAAATATTGATTCAGAGTTCGTTCAATCCAGCGAATAGATAATTGCCCCGAAAGTGTGATGGCTTCTGCAATACGAATGTCATAGAATCTGAAATAGTTATTTCCCATCGCGCCATACGCTGAGTTCAATCCCACTTTCTTAGACAATTGTAGATTGTTATATCGAGAAATCTCATATCCTAGCTGTTGAATGCGTGCCGGAGGTGCTTTGGGATCTTTCTTCAAGGCTTCCAATTGCTTTTTCGCTTCAAGCATTTTTGTCTTATAGAGTGAGCGATCCTTAAACATACGATCCATAATCTCAGGCAGAAATCCCTGCTTTTCTGTGGAAAAGGTTTGTTTATTCGGTGTGATCGTCACTCGATGTGCCTTGAGGTCGGCTGTTGCCACAGTCTGATTTAAGAGCGTCTCAACTGTTGCTGCAGAAGTCATGGAGGAAAGTTCAGGAATTACTCGCAAAGTTTCAGGTGATAGATTATACTCCATAATCAAGTGTGGATACAGTGAGGCTAAGTCAAATGAAACAATCCACTCAAACAATCCAATTTGAGGGTCTTTGACATACGCACCCTCATAAAATGTCTTATCTTGTTTGACACCAGGAGGCACAACAATATTCTTTGCGCGCAAGTGATTGTAACAAATAACATCCCACATTCGAACCTGCGTAAAGACATCCTCATAATTTACTTTGTTATCATAGGCAAGTGTCAATGCCATCTCAATGAGACGCCCCTTGGCGTTGAGTTGCTCGACCAATGCGACGTCTTTGATGTTGTATTCAATAAACTTTTGATGATTGAGTTTGTAAAGTTGATGTAGTGTTTCATATTCATCAAATGAAAGTTTTTTCTGTTTGAGTTCTACGAACGCAATATGATCCAGTTTATAACTTTCTTGAGAAGCATTGGGAGCATACTTACGAAACAACTGAAGATAATCCAGTGTAGCAATGCCCACGAGATCATAGGTGATAACGTTTTTTTGATAGAACTGCTCTTCATCTTCCAGCACCACTCCAAACGGCGAGAGTCGTTTAGCCATTGACTCGCCAAAGAGTTTACACACACGGCGATAGAGATACGGAATATCAAAGCTCTTGATATTCCATCCCGAAACAACATCAGGTTCAGCTTCTATCCAGAATTGTAAAAAGTTCTCTAAGAGATCGCGTTCATTGAGACAATGCCGATAGAAAATATTGTCTTGTGTGTTGTTGAAAACGCCCGTTCCCCAAACATAATAATTGGGTGAGTTGGAAAGTTTGACGGTAATTGCTGTGACGGGGCAGTCTGCTGTGCGTGGCTCAGGGAATCCACTCTCTGAACCGGTTTCAATATCAAGAAAGGCAATGACGATATTATTGACATTCCACTCAATCACCGCTTCGGGATGTTCATCTGAAATATAGGTATACTCAAATCGCGTTTGCCCGTAAATCGTAAATCCCGTCACATCTTTATATTGATTGAGAAAATTTCGCGCATCTCGAATCTTATCAAAGAATTTCGGTTCAACGGGGGTCCCCTCAAGTGTGCGGAATTCGCTGTGTTGATTAGTTGAGGGCAAAAACAACACAGGCGAATACTCGCGCCGTTCCTTGATGTGCTGCCCATCGCGGACACCACGATAATACAAAGTGGATCCGATACAACGGACGTTAGTGTAATACGTCATAGTGCGCGTCAATTAGTGTGTGAGCGCAGAAGCGAGAACAATTCCCGAACCAAAGATTGAGTTATATTGATTGAGCAATTCTGTGACGGGGGTGGTAATAGTTAACACATCATCTCGTTTAATGGTAATACCACTAGAAAATTCTTTAGTGTAATTGAGAAAAGGAGCAATCGCAATAGAAGAAGTATCCGATGATGTGCGAGGAGGAACAGTAATCACCATCACAGGATTTTTGAGTATCAGTTGACCAATACCGTCATCAGAGATCTGCGCCATAAGTGTGTGCATGATCCCCTTCATTGTAACACATTTCACATCTATCATAATCTACTCCTTAAATAAATGGTTGAAGATTGGGTGGGCTAAAAGTTTTGGGCTTGAGAATTTTTCCGTCATTGCGTTTTAAAACTCTTCCCGTAACGGGATCAATCTTACTCATATTGGATCGAACAACTTCATTCCATGCACCTTCTACATTATAACCTTTCGCATGACAATATCCCAAAATAACCCAAATCAAATCCATACATGCATCCAGTTCTTCAATACGAATGGATGCATCTGTTAATTCATGGAATTCTTCAAGAATAAGTTTGTAATACAACGATGCGTCAACTTCGACTTGCTTTAACTGATCACATGCGACTTGAAAAGTTTTGACATCATGAGACATATCACAAGGCATCATCATCTCCTCATAAAAAAGAAAGTGGGCGATCTATCCTAGTGTGTGCTAGGAACGTACACCTTACGGTGACAATTCAATCGCCCAACCTCGAACGTGTGAAGTTATTCGTTCAATAACTGCGATGAAGCAGTTGTGAGCGAAATTTTCCGCGCCTTACGAGATTCCGGCACGACATTTTCTAATTCAATTCTCAACATTCCATTAATCAGTGACGCATTGCGCACTTCCACAGAATCTGCGAGTTGAAAAGTTTTCACAAAGGACCGATTCGCAATCCCACGATAAACATAATCAGTTTTATCGTCGTCTTTCGGCTCTTTTAATCCCTGAACAGTCAGAGTAGAATTTTTGAGTGTCAAATCAATCTCTTTGTATTCAAATCCTGCAACTGCCATTTCAATCACGAAATGATAATCATCTTTCCGCACGATATTGTGTGGCGGAAATTTTGCAGGTTGAATGTCTGATTGAAGCAGACGCTCAAACGAGTCAAAAAACCGGTCAAAACCGACCGTGGTGGGAAGTAACGGACTAAAAGATAAATGACCAACTGTCATAACATCCTCCTTGGTTAAGCGAGAAATACATACTGCATGCTCACCATGAGCCATGCAGTGTATTCATACTACTCTAATATAATACTAAAAAGACAAAAAGTCAAGTTTTAATTGACTTTTTTCCGATAGTATATTTTGGAGTCAGAATCCAATCATGCTTTTCTTTAAAGGGAATAATCTTGATTTGATGTAGTGGTGCAAGATTGCCCACAATCTGAGCAGGAACCACAATTTCAATCAATCCCCACTCTTCCAATAATTTCGCAATCGCATTCCGACGAGCGTAGTCAGCATCACTAATATCAGAATTCTTGCCATCAAGCAAAAACATTTCCTTGAAATGGACCAGATAGTATTTGCCTTTTTTGTGAAGAATATGGCAAGATTGATAGAGTGATTTATCTTTATGAGAAGCAACTCCGATACGAGTCAGGGTTTCGCGTACTTTCAAAAAGTCTTCTTCAGATTTCAAACGTATTTCTAAAAACGTTGATAAATCTGTCATTTTGTCGCTCCACCTATATCAGTGATCTTTCTCAAATCTGCTAATTGTTCAGGAGTTAGAAGGAAAAGAATCTGACGGGCTTTAGAATTGGAATAGCCGTACACCAATTTCACACATTCCAAATCGTCAGGTATCTCCGCTTTACTCCACTTAACATAGGGTCGTTTTCGACCTCTTACTGTATTTATAAGATAAGAATATTGTAATTTCTTATCTAGGTGGTGGCGACGATTCATTTCATTCGCAAACATCACACAATCTAGATGATATGAGAGTGAACGATTCGTGAGAAAGGGCACATAGGCTTTCTCTGTGATCTCGTCTACCATCAAATCCTTCTTACCCTGAGTAATCTGCTTGACGTAATCAAAAGGATTGATCTGAGATTGTGTCATTTTAAACCCACTCAGCAGTAATCATGATTTCAGTCAAGGCTGCGACATTGTTGATTTCTTGGTCCGCACAGAACGCTGACTTGTACTGATAATCTGCCAGCAACACTACGATCTGCGGAATAGATGCAGGCTTCATATGTTCCGCCAGTCCATCATAGATTCGACGAAACAGTGTGACTGAATCAGGATTGGTAGTCGCAACCCACTTTCGCATGGAACTAAAATCTTTTCTCTTCAGCATTTCCACCAATTCTTGAATGGCAATATCACCCAGTTGCGTGAGAATGCCCACATCAATCTTTCCGAATTGTGAATATCGCTGAAGTTCGTTTAGAACACGGCGAAAGTCAGGAAAATACTTGGTGATGAGTTCAGCAACCACTTTCTCGTCATACGCAATTGTTTCAGACTTGAGAATGGTCTGCACTCGCTTGAAAAAGGCAGCAGCCATTTTCTGTTTTTCACCATTGCGTAAAGTAAAATCAATCACCGCGCAACGAGAATGAAGCGGTTCAATGATACGAGACTTGTAATTGCAGGTGAAGATAAATGTACAGTTGGTAGAAAATTCTTCAATCGCATTACGCAAAGCGGGTTGAATACTATTCGGATTCAAATAATCCGCTTCATCAATCAAAATGATTTTGCGCCCACCACCCAACGACATTGATGACGCATAATGCTTGATTTTCGTGCGGAAAACATCAATGCCACTTTCGTCTGATCCGTTAATCACAAGCATATCGGAATCGATCTCTCGTGCCATTGCTTTGGCTACGGTCGTTTTCCCGACGCCGGGACCACCACAGAGCAGTAAATTAGGAACTTTGTGTTGTTTGACGTATTCCTTGAACGGAACTTTCAACCGATCTGGTAGGATACACTCATCAATCGTCTGCGGACGATACTTCTCAACAAACAGAAAATGATCTGCACGAATATCCATAATGTATTACTCTTTCTAAACAAAGAAAAATGGTTCAAGAGAAAGGTGGCTTTCATCGGTTTCATCAATAGTATTGCGAACTTTTCTAGGAACGCGCTCAATAGTATACGTTCCACCAAACAAGTCGTTAACTATCTGAGGTGGTTCATCTAATCTCGTTTTCCCATTCTTTTCTTCCCAACAAAGAATACACTGATTTCTCGTGGCATTTGGACGCCTTGAATCCAAATAAAAATTATTCAGGTCCACATACTGTCCACAAGAAGGACACCATTTATGTTTTCGATTAACATTTCCATAAATATCACTATAATACAATTCATTTTTCGTTAAAACTTGTCGATATACTCTAGCAATTTGATCTTTTCGATATATCATAATCACTCCATCATTATAAAATTGAATGGAGCATCGCTCCACCCATATCGCCCACTACTTCTGTGTCTTTGAGCCAACTTCCAAAGCCAGCCAATACGTCAATTTCCGCGTAGGATTTTCAAACTTCGCAATACCCTTCGAGGAAATTTTGACACGATATGCGCCTGGCATCATTTTCCAATTCTCTGTGCGAAAGACCATTCGACAGATTTGAGATGTCTTATTAACTTCAATCGAGTATTGATTTGACGAATCGTTGTTCACATCAATGGCAGTTAAACTGAGAACCGAGCCATCACCCTCCACAACAATATGCGGCGCACTCAAAATAGAAGTGGCTTTCAAAATTCGCGATAGCATTTCTTCAGACAAATCAAATTCTACATCTGGTGTACCCAAATCAAGTTCTTTAGCGGGTGGCGTAACCAACATCTTTTCTTCACAACACCGAAATTTAGTGGTTTCGGTATCGCGAATCTTGACGATCAAATTGGATTCTTGATATGACACCGCAGGAGTTTGTGCACTGTCAAATGTCAACACCGCCAATAAGTTGTTCAGATCATAGATGCCAAAAGATGACGGAATGTTTTCCTCTAGCTGGACTTCTGCGAACACTGTTTTGGTGGGGGAAATGGTACGCTGCTTTTTGCCTTCGCGAAACATCAATCCAGAATTGATGGATGCGAAATTCTTTAAGACTTCAATGGTTGCCGGAGATAACTGAACGGACATAACTCACCTCATAATAAATGGTTAAAAAACACAACACAAACTATATTAAACCAAAACCGTGTGCTTGTCAAGTATTTGAAGCACCTTTTGTTGAAATGCATGAATCGTTTCATTATTATCAATAACATAATCAAACTCACAACCAATCCAATCCCATTCTGACCGATGAACATTTAAATCAATCATCGTCTGAATTGCATCCTGATTTCCTCGATTGGCTTGTTCCGCTGTCAAAAACCATGTCGGTTCATTGCCGCGACGAATACGAACAATGATACCACCCAGTTCTTGAATGGCTTGAACTTCATTTTCAAATCGCACATCCGACACCACAAACTTTTGACGTGAAGATGTTTGAATTCGGCGCATCAATGATTTCACCCAAATATCGTCATGAAATACATCCCGCATCGATTCTGTTCCAAATTTCTGCAACACCACACGAGGCAGGACATCGCACCCAACACCACACGAGGCATTACATCGCACCCAAAAGCAGCAGACCAATACGAATCTGGTATCTCACGCCAAGCACGAGATTCTTCTGTTGCTCCCTCAATCAATTCGCGATCCCATGAAAAGATTTGCGCGACCGCATCTTTTATGGGAGCCGCAAACGAGTCTTTCGTAAATCCACGCGAGACAAATATATTGGCAGCGGTATCTTTGCCTGATCCTTTAAACCCCACCAATCCCACTATAAGTTTCATACTTCACCTCCTCACAAGCGACCAGTTAGTTCCGCAATCTTTGGCATATTCCCACTAAACGCATAGGTGCCCACGTGTTGGGCGCGCATCCACGGACACAACCAAACTTGAAACCCAATCTTTCGCGCCCACTGACAAAACATATAATCTTCACTTAGATATCGTTGACTTTCAGGATCAATCACCGTATCAAAATATGCATGAATATATCGTGT